TTCCCTCCCAGTAGTGTTGGATGTTTTTAACGGGGATGCCCAGCAGGTTTTTAAGAAATAGAAAACCGATATGACTACTCATTTGTAATCTCAGGATGGGGAAAGCAAGGGCTCCCTTAATAGCTGTGGCTGACCACGGGCGTTGCTTGACTCAGTATATAGGGGGTGAAACTGAGTCGTTTTTGCCTTGTTAGTTCAACGGATAGAACACTTGACTACGGATCAAGAGATAGGAGTTCGAATCTCTTACGAGGTACTTTATGGTCATGTGGCCGAGTGGTTAGGCAGAGCTCTGCAAAAGCTCCCACGTTGGTTCGAATCCAACCGCGACCTCTTAGTTTTTTGGAGAGTAAACCAGGACGGTGACTGGGTCCGCCTGCTAAGCGTGACGGTCGTTAATTCGACAGAGGTTCGATCCCTCTACTCTCCGCTTTAACATGGTGTCTATAGTGTTAGCGGTCAAGCACGAAGGGTTGTGGTTCCTTTAGCACCAGTTCGAATCTGGTTAGACACACTTATATTTATTAACAAATAAGCCCTAAGTTATGCATTACAAATTTCAAACTTTAGGGACAAGACAAGAGATTGACTTAGTTCCTTATCTCAAAGACTTTCTCACAAAGTATCCTGAAAGCACCATCCTAGTAGGTTGTGACTCTCAGAATAAAGGTGAATGGACAAATTACGCAATTGTTATTGCTTTACACCAACCTAGTTTAGGTGGTCACGTTCTGTTTACCAAGCTGAAAGTAGATAGAATACGTGATCGCTTCACAAAGCTATGGAACGAAGTTGAATACAGCCTAGAAGTAGCTGAATTCTTAAAAGCTAATGGTGTGCAGAAGATTGATTATATTGATATCGATATAAATCCGGATCCTAGATACGGATCCAATAACGTACTGCGTGCTGCATTAGGGTATCTCCAAAGCTTTGGATATAAGACTCGATGCAAGCCATATGCTTTAGCTGCTACATACGTAGCTGATACAATATGCAAATAAGCCTATTAGGCTGTAATAAACTTAGAAAAAACCAGTGGGAGTGTCTTCTACTGGTTTTTTTTGCTTTAATCAATTTAAACGCATCTAATACAACCTAATGTTGGCTGAAAAGTTGTTATTTTATATTAAGCTGTTGATTTATTAGAAATTTATGTGTACCTTACTATTAATAATACTAATGTAAGTATTAAGTAAATTAATTATTATGATATATATAATTACAGTTATTAGTTTAGTTTGTAATGTATACTTAGGTTATAAGTTATACAGTACTAAGGAAACAGTTGCTAATTTAAGAGCAAAAGTAACAGCGCTACTAAGTTATAGTGAGTCGCTCAAAAACAAGTAACACAATGAGTTGTTATCAAAACCTAGTTCGTAGTACTTTCATAGCGGCTGCATCGCAGCAGTTACACCAAGCACGCACAGCAATAACAGCGGATATGGGTATGTTTTATCAATCAGGAGTACATAAATTCGACAACGAATACAATAAAGTTGCCTACTACAATATAGGCAACGTTTATGGTTTTTTTGCCGAGTTGTACAAACCTATCGAGAAGGAAAAGATATACTACCTTAACTACAAACAATTTACTTTTGCATTCTCTTCAAAGAAGAAAGTCATCGACGCAGCTATCCAATATGGTTACAAAGTTAATGGAGATGTACCCTTATTCCGATACAAACACATAATTAATAAGCAAACAGTACACACTGTATTGTTTGATACAAATTTCACAGTACCACCTAGTTCCGTAAACTAAATTAATATGCGCAATAAAGCAGTTATAGAAAACCTAGTAGCCATATCTCTGAATAAGGCTCAGTATCTCAAAGCCGATATCGAAAACGGCAAACCACACGTAACCAGTCAATATGCAGTCGATCAGTTAGCTATGATCGAAAGCAGACTTAATGATGCATTGAACTATCTCCAGCTAGAAGATTAAAATTATGTGCGTTGTTGAGTGTCAGAACTGCGGTGCTATACAACCAAAGGTAGCACCAGGATCGGTAGTCATAATGTGTTCAGAGTGCGTAGCAGAACTTCTGCGATCTTCTGATAGTAAAATACTGCCTACTCAACGCAAAGTAGGCTATCCTAGGGGTTGGAAATTCAAAAAATTATTCGTACATTCAAACGGTACGGTATACCACAGAGGTGTAGAGCAACCAGAGTTAATGGGAACATTACCACCAACGCCAATCGTACAAAAGGAAAGAAAGAGCAAAAGACAGCGTGAACAAGAAAAGCAAGTTGTGTTAACTGAGTTACAAAAGCTAAAAACACAACTGAAAAAAGAAACACGCAAGACTTATGCTAAGAAATTACAAACTAAAATAAAAAAGTTACAACGACAGTTATGATGTTAACGCCCGAACAATTACAAGAAAACTTTACGAAACTTCTTACCTACATTGAGACATATGTTACAGGTGATCGTAAAGAAAAACTACTTAAACTATACAACGACCACGCCGATCGTATAGCAACTATGCCTGCATCAGGTAATATAAACTACCACAATTGTTTTGTTGGTGGTTATGTTGATCACGTCCTGCGTGTAATCGATATTGCTATTAATATGGATCATTTCTGGCAGTCTGTTGGTGCTACTAAAGACTGGACCGAAGAGGAGCTAGTGTTTGCAGCAATGAATCACGATCTTGGTAAAATTGGTACTGAGCAAGCAGAGCAGTACATTCCAAACGACTCTGAATGGCATCGTAAGAACCAAGGTAAGATGTACAAAAACAATCCCGATAATCCTTTTATGACTGTACCGGATCGTAGTTTAATGTTATTAGCTAACAGAGGAATTGTAGTTAGTGCCAACGAATGGTTTGCTATAAAGCTACACGATGGGTTGTACGATGAAACAAATAAACCGTATCTAATCAGCTACGATCCAGCTAGTCGACTAAAGTCACACCTACCTTACATTATACATCAAGCAGATCTAATAGCTTCTAGAATTGAGTTTGACAACCAAAACTCAACTAAAACTACTACGAAGCGATCTAACAATATTGCCACTACCACATCACTATCAGATACAGACAAGGCTGATCTAGTTAACGTATTCAATAATCTATTCAAGTAATATGGCACTAATCGTAACAATCCTGTTTATAATTGCCGTGACACAGGGTTATATTATATGGGCAATGAATAAGAAGTACAATAGACTTATGGGTTATACTGAAGCTTATGTACGCTTTATCTCGGTTCTGTATCTTAAATTTAAAGATGCACATGAGCAAATGAAAGCAGCTGACATACGTGGCTCTTTCCAAGCTGACGATGAAGTAGGTACAACTTTTGATATCTTAAAGGATTGTATAAACGATTTACATACATTTGTAACAAGATACATCAATGCAGCAGAAGAAGAGCAAAAAAAGCAGTAAGAATTACTACTTCACATCGGATGTTGATGTAGCTATCAGACGTCTTAACGAATGCACCGATCCACTGGAACGTAATGCAATCTACGATAAAGAAATTAGACCAGCCTTTGAAAAATTAGTAGAAAACATTATTCACACATTCAAGTTCTACTACACAGACGGTCAATCATTACAACAACTACAACATGAAGTTGTTTCCTTCCTAGTAGAGAAACTACCTAAGTTTGCAACCAATAAAGGAAAAGCTTTCAGTTACTTTAGTATTGTAGCTAAAAACTATTTGATACTTAATAACAATAAGAATTTTAAAAAGCTTGTAGAGAATGAGCAGATTGATGGAAGCAAGACTTCTAATCAACTTAGCGACGATCAAGATGTATTAGTGCTGGAAGATTTTATTGACGCAGTTGTAGGTTACTTTGATACAAATCTAACAAAATGCTTTCCTAAAAAGACAGACCAAGCAATAGCAGGTGCTGTAGTTGAGTTATTTAGAAAGAGAGAGAGTATTGAGTTGTATAACAAAAAAGCGTTATACATATACGTTAGAGAAATGACCAACGCAAATACCCAACAAATTACTAAGGTTATAAAAACAGTACGTGAAAAGTATTCACGAATGTTATCAGTCTACGACGAAAAAGGATACATACCACACAACATTGTCTACTAATGATTGTAAATGTAAGTAAGGAACAGCTTATTAATTTTCTCAAACAAGAAATCAAAGCATGGGAGAGTGTTGGTGGTGGTCCTAACGTAATGGCTTTCGAATTCAATCCAGAAACAGTCGATATCAAGCTTATAACTCAATTAGGTTACTATGATAATAGAGAAGCTTGGATAGCTGGTGTACGTATCAAAGCACTACAGCAAAAGATACTAGAAATTGAACAAGCGCCAGAAAGTACCAAAAAACAATAGTATCCTGTATTTATAATAAAAGCAGTATGGATAAGGATAGTAAGTTGTTTGATGATAAGTCTTTTAGCGATCTACTTCGAGACGTTTACAACAATACAAAAAAGAAGCAAGAGCAAATTAATGTGCTGATTGACCAACTAAAGGGCTTGATCAGAAACATGACGGATGCTAGTTTAATGGTTCCTCTTATTAAAGAGTATCTTGAAGTATCAGTAAAAAACGACGACAATCTAGTAAGATTAACGGCAATCGTGCAACGACTTCTAATAGCTGGTGATAAGGGCTCAAAGGATGAGTTAGGATTATCAGACAGCGAAAGACAGCAGCTGCTAGCAGAAGCACAGGATTTATTAGATAAAGGATAATGAGCTCTAAAAGTAAAGGTTTAGGTGACATTGTATCAAATGCTGGTATAAATACAGCTGGAGGTGTCAACGCTAGTGAAGTCTTACTAGCGCATGTATTAGATGTCGTTAAGGACGATACATCACCCTATTATTCAAATACCGAAGACGTAGGTAAGATACGAGTTCGCTTTATACCACAAGAGTTTAATAAGTACGAAGACCGCTTAGCTAACTTTGCTTACCCCTTAGACAGATCAGACTATAGATTACCTTTTGCAGGTGAGCAGGTAATGATCTTTCAAGCTTTAGGTCCCAATGTTCAGGGTCGTCCAGCTGTTCGATACTTTTACAGAGACGTTATAACTTCTGAAACCACGATAGGGAACAACATACAGCCGTTTATTGGTACAGATGCTTATCACATAAGACCGCAATCACCTTTTACGGTAGATATTGATGTTGAGGCAATACGATTCGATAAGAAAAACGATTTCAATCTTGATGTTATACGTGGAAAGTATAGCATATCAAAACCCAGAGAAGGCGATAAGATAGTTGAAGGACGTTTTGGTGGATCAATCAAGTTTACAAGCACTATAAACTCAGACTCATCACAACTGTTCTACAAAGAAGCAAGTCTTGACGGTGACCCGTTGCTTATTATTAAGAATAGTAGAAAAGATGCAACTGGACTGACTTTACAGGATGATGACATCAACGAAGATGATACATCCATATATATGTCAACAACACAAACTGTGCCTATAGAATTATCGTGTAGTACAAATATGTACACTTGGAATCAGGACATCATTACTGGCGAAGTACAAACTATAGAAACTCCAAGTCAGATATACAATAAGGTCATAGATACAGGATTACCTTTCAACGAAGCATACCAAGTACCAGCAGAATAATGGCATACTTTACATCACCACCAAACCAAGGACCGATCGTACAAACAGCTGCAGCTCGCTTAGAGCAAGCAGTGTTAACAGGTCGAGA